ATTTTTTCGCTAACGCTACTTGCGTTTGAGTTAGCTTAATTTTTCCTGCACTCGTAGAACGAGATACAGAGGCCACCACTGTCGTAGGTCGCTTTTGAGCCTCACCAGACCTTGGCTTGTCATTTGTCTGCCCGAATAAATCAGGAAACGTTGACTTCATGCGAGCATCAATTTGCTCGAAGTATTCAGCAGAGCGGGGATCCACTCCGTTTGTGACTAGTTTTTGATGCAGCCCTAGTGCGTAGCTGGTGTATTCCTCAAACCCTTGTTGTCCGAACCACTGGTTTTTTGCCTGCCAGCGCAGAGTTTTTTCGTCCGGTTCAACCTTTGCAGGTTGGGTTTGAGTAGTTTGTACATCAAAATTATCTTCCTGTAAAGGGGCGGGGCGATAATTTTTTGTTTGCTCAACACGAATCTTTGCGTCCATTACCTCCTCTTGGGCTGCAATGATGGCATCGTTATCGTAGGCTTCTTGTGCTGCCTTCAGTTTGCTACGGGCTATGGCCAACTCAGATTCGGCCTTACCTTTGGCCCCCTCAATGATGGCTTCCTGTCCTGTATAGACATTTTGTTTGAGGCGTTTGTTTTCCTCAATCAACTGCTGTGCTAGACGCTCTAACTCTTGTTTTTCACGCATCGTGGCTTCTTTGACACGGCGCTCGTCATGACGGGCATGAGTTAGTTCTTTGATACGTGTTTTGACTTTGTCGGAGTAAGTGTCAATCTCTTCGTCTGTTGGATCAGCAACTTCACGGTCAAGGGGCTTACGGCCTCTGTCACGTTCGGGAGTGTCGTCTTCAATTTCGATTTCTACGTCACCTTCGCCTTCGATTTCAAACTCGACGTCAGCCGTCTTCTTGTCTTCGATTTCGTCGGGGAACTTGTAGGGTTCAGCCATATTCTTCCTTTCAAGCGCGGGTCAGGCCGCGAGGGTCTAGCACAACAGCATCAACTTGGTCATCGTTGATGAGACGGAACTCCTTACCAAAAATCTTAAATCTGGTACCGGAGTAAGTACGTACTAACACGAAGTCGCCCTCTTTACACCATGCTCCATTGGGGAACTTGGCGGTGTCTTTGTACGCATCGGGGCCTACGCGCAATACAAACAACACCGTAGTGGCGTGTTCTTCTTGACGTAGTGTGGCGGTATCTCTTACGAGATCCAGTGAAGTTCCAGCAATTTTTGCTTCAACTTCAGGTACTACGCAGAGCAGTTTCCAACCTGTTGGGGAGGGTAGTGCGCCTGCTTTTGCTTCGTTATCATCATCTTCGTCAGGCTGTTCGACTGGCTGGATGTGTGGCGGCAACGAAATACCGGGGGGCAAAATCAATCCTGATTCACTCATGGGACTCTTCTACTTTCTGCTGCAGGTCAAGGAGATAACGCTCTGCAAGGGCTAGACCCGAAATAATCCCGCAGAGTTTTTGATATTCATCGAATGTTCGACATGCTCCACCGGCGATGTCGTCGGCGTAGTTGTTCATGTCAGTGCGTATTTTGTCGCGCAATACGCGTGCGAATTCTTGAATCATTTTCTAGAACCTTGGTTCCTGCTATTTTGGAGCGCAGCAGTTCGCGCTTGTAAATCCATCTGGGCTTTACTCTTTGCGATGTCGGCGCCCATCTGGAGGCCGGCACGTTCTTGTTCAAACTGTTGCTTGAATTCGCTCTCTTTGATTTGCGCGCCTGTGCGAAGAGCGTCCAACTCCAGTTTGCCACTGACTTCTTGCTCTCTTAACTGCTGAGCATCGGCCTTGGCTGCGGCGTCCATCATGACCTTTTGTTTTTTCAGTTCCAACTCTTGTTGCTTGAGTTGAAGTTCTTGCATCTGCATTTGCATGATTGGATCTTGTGCTTGCTGCTGTGCTTGGGCCTGTGCTGCCTGCGCTTGATTCTGCATAAGCACCTGCTGAGCCGCTTGAGCCATCATGCCTGACAAGGCAATCTCGATTTGGGGTGGCAACTTTTCGTCTTCGGGAGGCAGGGGCATGCCCAACTGCTGCTCAATTTTTTGACGCATCTGGTAGCCAACGTGCTCTGCAATGTGCGCAGTGATTGCACCCATGATTTTGGGAGCCTGCGGATTCTGCCCAATGAACTGCTGAATCATTGGGTCTTGCAAGAGCATCATGTGCACTTGGATGTGTGATGCGTGATCTTGATGTAAGAACGCTTTGAGTGGTGTGCCCTTGAGTGCGTTCTGATTCTCCTGCACGGGATCGATTGGCTTCATGTCTTCTTCAATCGGCACAAGCTTTTCAGCGTTCTTGATACCCAAAACACTCAACATACCGCGATGGAGTTCGGGCAAGTTGTAAATGTCCGGAGCCATCTGTGCCATCTGGATCACAGCTTGGTACTGGATTACACGCTGGCTCATGGTGGCCGCATTGGGATCTGACACGGGAATGATGTCAATCTTGTCGTAGTCCGCCTTCTTCGCTTTGCGACTGCCATACTCAGGCGTGTATGTGTAGTCTGGATCGGTGTAGTCGCGGATGATGTTTTTCAAGAGCTTAAACTCTTGCTTCAAGGCGAAGTGCACACGAGCCTGCACCGCAGTCATGACCTTCAACTGACGCTCCAAGAGAGCCAGTGTTGTACCCACGGGCGCGTTGGCGCTCATGTCGGACACCTTCATGTCAGCAGTTGCCGCAAAGCGACGACCTTCATCAACGATGGTCTGCATCAAATTGAACAGCGTCGCGCTTGGCTCCTTGTACGGAAGGGGTAGGATGCTGTCACGGATGTTGCCGGAGGCTACATCGACGTCTCTCCACTCACCGGGGGCGATAGGCGTGTCATCGCCTTTAATACGCAATCCCCTTGACTTGAGTCCACCGGGAAGGTTAGATAACGTTCCTGCGTCAACCAGTTGACGCATAAGGCTAGTGGCTGATTTGGCAAAACCACCGATAAGATGGAAGAGTCCAAAGCCGTATGCACCAAAGCCGGGGATGTATTGGTAGTGTACAAAGTGCTGGCGCTTGAGTCTGAGTTCATCGTTTTCGTTCCAGTTTCTACGGATTGACAGGATGTCGTTTGAGCCTTTGATGATGGTGACAACGTACGGGAGCATGATGCCCGTCTCAACTTCTTCCCCGTCTTCGTCCTCAGTCATGTCCTCATACCCGTCAAGGTTCAAGTCAACATGGCACTCCAATATGGTGTAGCGGTCATCGTTCAGGTCGTTAAAACCAGTCTCTTTGTCCTTGGCTTTCTGAATGTCCGTGCGGTCTTTGGGCGCATCAGTCAACTCAATGTCCAAATAAAATCCAGCTTGCTGAAGCTTAACGATCTCATTCTTGGTCTTGCGCATGACGTGCGTGACGCGGTAGCAAGTATCTAAGTCGGTTGCCCCGTAGGGGAGCAACATGTCTTCCGCAGGGATGAACATGGAAACCTGACGGCCAAGGCTGGGGTCGTAGTACACCTTCTTGAAAGCTGAACCTGTAGCTGGCAGTGACCAGAGCATGCGCTCATGCTCAGAGCGGTACTCCGTCATGACTTCGGTCAACTCGTAGTTCATGTCGTCTTCAACGTTGGCCGCGATCTCTTTCATCTCAGGCGTGTCTTTGCCCAAGATTTTTGAACGCACAGGCCCTTGGGCTGGGAACGTCTCGGTAATTGTCTCGGACTGAAAGCGAACAACGGCTTCTGTAATCATGGGGTGGAACACACCGCATGCGCCCTGCCATGGCTCAGTTCTTTCCTCAATCTGAAGGCCCAAGAGTTTGAGGCCATCAACGTAAGTCTTCTCCCACTCTTTGCGTGACTGCTTGTCTTGGTCAATGTCCGCAACCAGATCGCCAGCCAACGACTGCAAGGCACCATCGTCTATGTACTCGGCCAAGTTATCATCAAAGCCTTCTTCCTCTGGCTCGCCTTTGCCAATGGTAATCTCCATCCCATCCATGCCGATGGTGACTTCTTCGGGATCAACGATCTCGATCTCCAAAGGGGATTCCTCTTGCGCCAGTTCTTCAATGCCAAGCGGTTGTTGGTACAGCGCTTTGTCGATGTTCGTTGCCATGTTTAATCCTAGTAGTATGCGTGTGTCTTGCGACGGAAGATTTCAGGGTCGTCTTTCTCGTCTGAATCCAAACTGATAAAGCCGCCTTGCCTAAAGCGTAGCAGCGCCTGTGTTGTCGTGTCCACGTAGTCGTCGTGCTCCCCAACTGGGAACGCGGCCATCTCTTCAATCACTTCCCGTGCCCAGCGTGTGTCGGGTGCCCAGACTTTACCTGAACTGAATAAATCCGCAACCGCATTCACTCGCACCATCTTGTCGTTGCCCCTTGATGGGCTGAACTCCTGCACAGGTATGCCTAACGCCCTGAGTTCTTGTCTTAGTGGTGCAC